ATGATGAAGTTAATATATTATTGTCAAATAGAAATAAAAATTTTGAAACAACAAAGCAGTTTAAAGAAGAACCAGAAGAATCATTCGATGAAATCATAGGAGTTGAGGGGATAGAACTTTAAATATGTTGAGTTTTGATAATTAATAATAAAATAAGTGGACAAATATTGTTATTTGACGTTATTTGCAGATGCAATAAAATCTAATTTACAACATATGTCCACTTTAATAAAAAGGCTGTAGGAGTAACTACAGCCTTAATTTATAACCAATTTCATTTGTTTGGCTATCATAAGTAAAATATTCAATAAAACTCATTATTAAATTTCTTTTAGCTTCAACATCTTTTACTAAATCAATTGTATCTTTAAAAAGTTTATGACTTTCTAAAAGGATTTGTTGATTTTTATATTCATCTTCGCTATCAAACATAGATAAATTTATTTCATTTATTCTTTTATTAATATTTTCATTTTCAGATTTTATTTTTTTTATTTCAGCTTGGATAATAGTTAAGATATCAATATCATCAATTAAAGCTAGTTTTTTAACAAGGCCTTGAAGTAATTTATCATTTTCAACTAAAGTTTTATTTAAAGATGTTAATTCCCTTTTTAAAGTAGAATTATTATTTTTAGTTTTTTTAATATTAATAATTTCTTCTAAATTAATATTTTTACATAGTTCTATTACAAAGCTTTCAAGATCATCAGCATTAACCATCTTTGAATCACATCTAGTAGCAGCTCTATTTTTTAATTCACATCTGTAGCTTCTGTAATATATTCCACGAGAAGTTCTACTCCAGGAACACATACTAGAGCCACATTTTGCACATTTTAACATTCCACTAAGTAAAAATTTATTGCCAGTTGCTTTGCGTGGAGATGCTTTACGGCTTATTTCTTCTAAAATCTTTTGACAGTTTACCCATTCAGCACCTGGAATTATTCCTTGGTGTTTACCAGTGGCAACAACCCATTCATCAATAGGATTTTCTTTTTTTCCACTTTTTTTCTTATTATAAACCATTAGGCCAAGCTCTTTATTATCAATACAATTTAAAGTTGAATCTTTACCCTTAAAATATTTTATGGCTTCAGTATCAGAGCAACAATAAACTGGATTTTTTAATATTTGCAATACTGTATTTTTACTAAAATCTCCTCCATTTTTACCTTTTATATGATTAGATACTAAATACCTTGCAACAGGAACAGTGCTCTTATATTGAGGATATAGATTAAATATAAGCTTTACAATTTCTAATTCATCATTAACAACTTCTAATTTATATAATTTTTTATTATTTTCAGTTATTTGAACTGATTTAAAACCAAGAGGAGAAATACCACCTAACCATCTACCAGTACGAGAGAGTTCAAGCATATTATCTTTTATTCTTTCAGCAATTGTTTCTCTTTCAATTTGAGCAAATGTAGCACTAATGTTAATCATAGCTCTACCCATTATAGTGCTGGTATCAAATTGTTCAGTTATACTTATAAAAGCAATGTTATTTTCTTCTAAGATTTTATAAGTAGAAGAGAAGTCAGCAACATTACGAGCAATTCTATCTAATCTATAACATATAAGAGTAGAAAATCTATTTAGTTTTGCATCATTAATCATTTTAGTAAACTGAGGTCTATTAATATTACCACCAGACCAGCCTTCATCTTCATATATAAGAAAATTAACATCTTCATTTGTTGTGTTTAAAAAATATTTTTTACAAAGTTCTATTTGATTAGAAATGGATTCTCCTTTTTTAGTTGCTTTTGATTTTCTTGCATAAATAGCAACATTCATTTATATCACCTCTCTATATTTCATTTATTTAAGGTAATGCTTAGCATTTTAATTTTTCTTTATTTTTTATTTCTTGCAATAATTTATTTAATATATGTATATTTTTATTCGATTTTATATATATGTTTTTATTATTTATTTTTATATAACTGATATTATCTAAGTAATTTAACTTTCTCATAATATCCCCCTTTTTTTATTGATGAACAAATGTTCTCATTTGTTGTATATTGTATAATATTATGAAATATATTTCAAGTAAAAAGAAATTTCTTAGTTAAAATTATACAAGTTTACATATTACTTTGGAATGTCTGAATACAGAATCGTTTTACAAAAAACGACAATATTTTTAATGAAGTAGAAAATAAAAAAAGAACCAAATGGTTTATTAACATTTAGTTCTTATTTTTCAGTATTTTTATTTCGCATATCGTCTATTAAAGCGTCAACGTTAAAGTGATACTTTTTTAATGTTTCAATCATTTCTTCAACTTCTTTAGGTGTTAGGTGATAAGGATAGTCTTCCATTCCAATTTCAATATGTCCAAGCTCCTTATCAGTATATTCAATAATCTGAAGTGTTGGAGAATCTGTTCTACCAAGTAAATAATCAACTGATACATTAAAGTAATCACCTATTCTTTTTAACATATCACTATCTGGATTTCTTTTTCCGGTTTCATACATAGCTATTGTACTAGATGAAACACCTAAGTTTTTAGCTAATTCCTTTTGACTTATATTTTCTTTTTCTCTTAATGCTTTTATTCTTGTATCAATCATTACCTTTCACCTCTTAATTAAATAATATCACAAAAAGTGAATTCTTTTTCGAAAAATCACAAAAAGTGCTTGACTTCACAAAATGTGAGTGATAATATAAAATCACGGTATGTGAGAAGAATATCTTTTGAAATATAAACTTCACTAAATGTGATGGTGATATTCTCAAGAGTTTTTAAATTAAATTAGAGAGGAGGGAATAAAGTTGGCAAGCATAATCAAAGGTTTAAGAATTTTAAGAGGATATACTCAAGAAGATGTTGCTAATGCAATAGGGATGACATCTAGGACTTATTGTAAAAAGGAATCAAATCCAGATTTATTTACTATAGGTGAACTTCGTAGATTATCATTTCTTTTAGAAGTCTCAGAAGAGACATTTTTCAAAAGTGAATTAATAGTTAATGTAAGTTAAGAGAGGTATCTAGTATGGAAACCATAGGTTCAATTTTAAAACAATGCAGACTTAACAAAGGATGGAATGGGAAAGAGTTGAGCTTAAAGAGTGGAGTAGCTAGAGGATATATAACTGAAATGGAAAATGGAAAGTATACAAATCCATCAATTGAAGTTGTATGTAAACTTTGTATGGCATTAGAAATTACTCCTAATGATTTAATACCTACTTATATGTATAAGAGGAATTAATAATATTGGAGAATACTTAGGTACATCAAATTTAAAAAGTGAATAGTATATATAAATAAAAATTATAGAGGTAAAAATATGGGGATAGGAACAGAAGTATTTACAATGCCAGGAAGTAAGTTTAAGGCAATTTGTTTAAATCCAGTTGAAGATCCAGAAAAGATAAAAGAAATTTCGCAAAGATACTATGAGGGTTTAGTTAATGCTTTAGAAATTACTTTTGGGGAAAACTGGGCAACGGAAGTTTTTAAACAAAGGGGGTGGACACAAAAAGATTTTATAAAGGTAGGGGATAAGTATGAGTTGAGGCAGAAAAATGATAAAGATTGTTCTAATAAATAATATTTAAGAATAGGATAAGTAAGGCTGAAAAGCCTTTTAAAATTCTCAGATATGCGAAAAATGCTGTAGAAAAAAATATAATGGAGGAAAATAAAGTGGAAAATATTAAACATATACATAAAGATATTGTAGTAATAAAAAAAGATGGAGAATTAGTAGTAACAAGTAGACAAATTGCCGAAGATTTTGGAAAAAGACATAGTCATATTTGTGATACTATTAGAAATTTAACTGCCGAAAATTCGGAGGTTAAAAAAATGATGATAGAAAGCAAATTTGAACATAGAGGGAATGAATATACAGAGTATTTATTAACTAGAGATGGTTTTAGTTTACTGGTTATGGGATTTACAGGTTCAAGGGCATTAGAATGGAAGCTTAAGTATATAGAAGCATTTAATAAAATGGAACAAGCTATTAAAAATCCTTATGGACATTTAAGTAAAGAGGTACAAGCTATATTTGCATTAGATCATAAGCAACAACAATTAGAGGTAGAAGTTAAAGAACTTAAGGATGGTATGCCACTTTTTAATGTTGAATGTAAAGAGCTCCAGGCTTTAGTTAGAAAAAAAGGGATAGAAGTATTAGGTGGTAAAGGTAGTAAAGCTTATAAGAATAATAGCCTAAGAGGCAAGGTTTATGCAGATATTCAACATGAATTAAAGAGAGAATTTCAAGTTACCAGATACGAAGCTATCAAAAGGTGTCAGTTAATTAAAGCTAGAGAGATAATTGCAGATTATAAAGTACCTTTCATGCTTAAAGATGAAATTATAAGAGTTAATAATCAAATTAATTTTAAAGAAGTGATTTAAATGATAGGCAATATAGTACGTATAGAAATACAATATAAAACCTTTAAATATTCAAGAATAATTTTCTTATAAGAAAATATAATTCAAGTTTAAAGGAGTGAATTTATGGAATGTTTAAATATATGGGGCATATGCACATTTGTAATGCCCCTAGTGTTAATAATAATTATTGGGTTAATGTTTATAATTGCATCTATTTTAGATGGAGTAGACAAGCTAATAAAGAGAATTAGGAGGTAAGCATGAAAGAATTAAGAGAAAAACTTCATCAAGCCATTGATAAATATGGAATAAGTGATGAAAGAACTATTTCTATTAGTCAAGAGTTGGACAAGGTAGTTTGTTTGGAGCAGAGAAAGTTGAGGAGAATGAATGTTAAATGTGTGAATTAAGGAATTTAACAAGAAAAGAGAAAGAGTTTTGATAAATAATAATTGTGATCCAAAAGATTATTTATTTTTTGAAGAGCTAGAGGACATGATAGTTTTTTATCATGTATATTTTAAAAACTTATTGGTATTTAAAAAGGACTTACCTTAACAAGTTATTAAACAGGGTAAGTCCAAACCTAAAAATTCAATTATAAGTATAGCATAAAATATATAAAAATTATAGATAGTAGAAGGAGGAATGTAATAATGGCAGAAAGACGAATGTTTGCAAAAACAATTATAGATAGTGATATTTTTCTAGATATGCCCTTAAGTACACAAGCATTATATTTTCATCTTAGTATGAGGGCTGATGATGATGGATTCATAAATAATTCTAAGAAAATTCAAAGAATGATAGGATGTGGAGATGATGATTTAAAGTTATTAATAGCAAAGAAATTTTTACTACCTTTTGAATCAGGAGTTGTGGTAATTAAACATTGGAGAATTCATAATTATATTCAAAATGATAGATATACTGAAACAAATTATAAGTTTGAAAAATCTACGCTAAATATAGATGAAAATAAATCTTACACCTTAGAAGAAACTGGAAGAAAATTGATAAAAAATAAGATAATTAAGGTTAAAAATGAGTTGTATCCAAATTGTATACATGATGGATACGCTATGGATACACAGGATAGGATAGGTAAGGATAGTATAGGTAAGGATAGGATAGGTAAGGATAAACTAGAAGAAACTATCGTGGATAGTTGTAGTATTGAAAAAGATTTAGAGGTATTTAAACATTTTGAAAAATGTGGGTTTATAGTCAATGCAATGTTAATGGAGCAAGTAACAAATGATATAGAAATCTATAGTAAACAATGGTTAATGGATGCAGCAACTGAAGCTATGAATAGAGGAAAAATTAATAATTATAAATATGTTTTAGGAATATTACAAAATTGGACTTCGAATGGAAGAAAAGAGGTGAATAAAGGTGGAAGCATTAGGACGAATAT